GGTTACTCAACAGGAAATCTTGTTACTAAAGTTATTGGAAATTATAACATTGTTGATAATACATTAAACTTTGTTGAAGCACCTTATGGCAATACTCCTCTTGGAACTAGTACCAATCCACCTGATTAAAGAGATTGGGTAGGAATTTCTACAGGATCAAGTTTTAATGGAAGAATGTTCATGCGCTCTGGTGTGACAAATACTTCAAATGAAACTTACTATAAGAACTATGTCTTCAATGATATATCCCAAGACTTCAATACGTTAAACAATGAATTCACATTGAAATCAAACGGATCTAATGTTTCTGGAATTGCTGATGAAAATGCAATCATTCTTATTAATGACGTATTCCAAGGTCCTGGACTGACTAATGATTATGTGTTGTCTGAGAGCGTTGGAGTAACTACAATTACATTTACAGGAATCGCTCAAACTGTAACAACTGACGTTGGCATTTCCAGTTTCCCAAGAGGAGGTATAATCGTCTCAGTTGGTTCTACTGAAGGATTTGCTTATCAACCATTGATCTCTGCTGGAGGAACAGCAACTGTTTCTGGTCTTGGTACTATTTCTGCTATCAGCATTGGAAATAGTGGTTCAGGATACAGATCTGGAATTCAAACTGTTGTTAATGTTGGAGTTGGAACATCCAGTACTGGAATTCCAAATATTGAATTTATTGGAACTGCTGCTATTAGTGGTGGTCACATTGTTAGTGTTGCAATCACTAATCCAGGATCTGGATATACCTCCACAAATCCTCCATATGTGTTCTTTGATTCTCCATTAAGTTACACTAATATACCTTTATCATACTCTTCAGATTCACCTTCTGTTGGAATAGGAACTCAAGCAACTATCGACATAGTTGTTGGTCAAGGTTCTAGCGTAATTGATTTTGAAATCAAAAACACTGGATATGGATATAAAGTTGGTGAAATTTTAACTTTACCTGTTGGAGGAGCGATCGGAATTCCTACTACATCTGCGTCATTTGAAGAATTCCAGATTACAATAGATAGAACATTTACTGATGAATTTACTGGATGGTCTGTTGGAACCCTGCAAGTTTTAGATGATATTGAGCAATATATTGATGGAGATAGAAAGTCTTTCCCACTTACATTAGCAGGAAATGTAGTTTCTATTGTTGCTTCTAAGGGTTCTAAGATTAATGTTCAGGATGTACTACTTGTATTTGTAAATGACATTTTACAAGTTCCTGGTATAGGTTACGTCTTTAATGGCGGAAGCATACTTACATTTACAGAATCGCTGAAAGTTGGAGATTCTGTGAAGATTATATTCTATAAGGGAAGTGGAGATAGTGATGTTATCAGTAGAGAAATTCTTGAAACTGTAAAAGTCGGTGACGATCTTACCATTGGTTATGATGCTTCAATTGGACAAAATTCTTATCTGCAAGAAGATCCAAGAACAGTTACAAGTGTAAATTCTACTGATCTTGTTAATACCAACCCATATTTTGGACCTGGAAACACTCAAGACGAAAATCTCCTGAGACCTGTTGTTTGGTGTAGACAGACTGAAGATAGAATTATCAACGAAAAAGAAGTTGGTAAGGATAGAGAAATTTATGAACCAGTTATTAACCCAATTGCATATGTAATTAAGTCTGTTGGAATTGGATCCACTGAGATCTACGTTGATAGAATAAGACCACTCTTTGATGGCAAAAATGAAAATGATACTTCTTTAATATTCCAAAATTCTGTTACATTCTTGACTCAAGGAGTTAAGATTGCGGCCGCGGCCACTGCAGTAGTTTCAACCTCAGGAACTATTTCATCTGTTGCAATTTCTACTGGTGGAGTTGGTTATACAACTGCACCTCTGGTAAGTATTGCTGGAACTGCTGGAGTAGGCATTGGTGCTACAACTACTGCTCTTGCTGTTGCAACAATAGGTGCAGCAGGAACCGTGACTGGAATTGCAATTACAAGTGCAGGATTTGGATACACGACTTCAAATCCACCACTGGTCCTTATTTCTCCTCCACCAACAAGTTCAGAAACAAATTCTGTTATTTCATATACAGGTGATTCTGGTATAATCGTTGGATTTGGAACCACTTCTGTTGGTATTGGTACAACTCAAATGATCTTTGACCTGCATATACCTACAGATTCTCCATTAAGAGATACTGGTTTGGTTGGTACAGCAATCACTCTAAGTTCTTTATCAACAAATGACTATTTTGTTGTTAAGAATAGTATTGTAGGAATTGCAACGACTACCATTAAATCTTTTGATGGTGGTGGAAATGTAATTGCTATTGGAACTGCTTTTGTTGATAATGTTTACGTCGTTAATAGAGCAGAATTGGTAACCAGAACAACAGGAATTAATAGCGATGGAGTTGGAATTGGAACATCTATCTGTAAGAGAGTCTTTGTAAATATTGATCAGTTTGATTATTCTTATAGTGGAATTACTTCATCCAATTCGTTTGGTGAGTTCTCATGGGGCAAAGTCACGCTTGATGGAAGAACCGTGGTTACTTCATATCCAGCTCGTACCCTCTCTGGTATTGGCACAAATGAATTTACTGGAATATCTTCATCAACTATTTTACAGAGAACCAAAAACCTGAAGTATAAAAATTACATCATCTAATTGCTGATAAATAAAGAAAAAACTCTGTCCAATGGCTGCTATTATAACTGACCAGATTAGAATATTAAATGCAAAGAATTTTGTTGATGGAGTTAGGTCATCTAGCAATTCATATTATTCGTTCATTGGATTACCAAATCCAACTGATATTCAGTCTGATTGGGATTCTAACCCACCATCTCCAAAAGATAATTTTAATGAGGAGAATAAGTATTGGGATACTATGATTGCTCTGAAGAAAATTACTTCTTCAGACATTAGACAAGTTGTGGTCAGAAGACCCTGGTCATCTGGAACCACGTATGACATGTATCGTCATGACTATAGCAGATCAAATACTGCTAAAATTTCAGGTGCAACTAATCTCTATTCTGCTTCATACTATGTTTTGAATAGTGATTATAGAGTTTATGCTTGTCTGCAAAATGGAACAGATCCTGATAATCCTAATGGTAGACCATCTCTTGATGAACCAACATTTACTGACTTAGAGCCAAGGTCTGCTGGTAGCAGTGGAGACGGTTATGTTTGGAAATATCTTTATACTATTAAACCAAGTGATATTGTAAAATTTGAATCTACAGATTTTATTCCTGTACCTCAAGATTGGGCAACCAATTCTGATAATGCTCAGGTTAGAGATAATGCTGTTGACGGATCAATCAAAATTGCTACCATCACAAATCGTGGCGTTAACATTGGACCAATTGGTGGAACTCAGTATACACGAGTTCCAATTAAAGGTGACGGAATTGGAGCAGAGTGTACAATTACAACAAATAATGATAGAAAGGTTGAATCAATAACAATTTCAAACCAAGGTTCTGGATATACCTATGGAACTGTTGATTTAGTTGCAGGTGGAGTTCCTACAGGAACAACAAGACCTACTTTTAGTGTTATTATTTCCCCTAAAGGTGGACATGGTGCAGACATTTATAGAGAACTTGGTGCATATAATGTTCTAATGTATTCTAGGATTGAAAATGATATTTCAAATCCAGATTTCATCACGGGCAATCAAATTGCAAGAGTGGGTGTTGTAGAAAATCCACAAAAAACCGATTCTTCACTTTTAGTTTCTGATAAAGCAAGTGCAGTTTATGCTCTTAAATTGACAGGTGCTGGCTATAGTTCTGCAACCTTCACTGCAGACTCTTTTGTAACCCAGACCATCGCTACAGGATCAACTGCTGCTGGTAGAGTTGTAAGTTACAACCAAACTACAGGAGTTTTGAAATATTGGCAAGATAGAACTCTTGCAGGGTTTACAACTGCTGGTATTGGAATTACAAATCCAACTTATGGATATGAACTCAAAGAGTTTACTGCTACTCCAGCATCTGGTGGAAGTTTAACAATCGTTCCTTCATCAGGTTCAAATTTGGCTATCGATACTTCCTTCACAGGTATCTCTACAGTAATAAATAATAGGACCTACTATCTTGGACAAGAGTTTTCTAGTGGTTTAGCAAGTCCTGAAGTGAAAAAATATTCTGGAAGTATTATATACGTTGATAATAGACCATCTATTACTAGATCATCAAACCAAAAAGAAGATATCAAAGTCATTTTGCAGTTCTAAAGAATTATGCCACAGCAAACTAATCTCAACGTAGCACCATATTTTGACGATTTTGATCCTGCTAATGATTATCATAAAGTATTGTTCAAGCCTGGATATCCAGTTCAGGCTAGAGAGTTAACGACTTTACAGTCGATACTGCAAAATCAAATTGAAAAATTTGGACAGCACTTCTTTAAAGAAGGGGATAAAGTAATTCCAGGAAACACAGGATACACTCAACTTTATTATTGTGTTCAATTAAATAATAATTATCAGGGAGTTCCTGTATCTGCATATGCAGATCAACTCGTTGGGACTAAGATTACTGGACAAA